AGCTCGACGACCTCGCCGCGGCCCGCCCGTCGTCGTGGACGCAGGAGCGCCTGTTCGAGATCTTCGACGAGCGGTACATCAACCGACGGCCCGTCATCGTCACCAGCGATGTCCTGCCGCCCGAGCTTGGACCGGTCACCGGCCCGCGGGTTGCTTCCCGTCTCGGCGAGATGTGCGGCCCGAGCGTCGTCCTCATGGAGGGCGACGACCGCCGGCGGGGAGCTGCCGCATGAACGCCTACCCGCCCGCCGATGACCGGCTGAAGCACCTCCTTGCCCAGGAGATCAACCTCAGCGTCGACACCTGGAAGCTCGCGTTCTGGATCGCCGACGGCATCGTCAAGTCCCCCGAGATCCGCGCCGAGCTGGAGCGCATCGCCGCCGCACACACCGCCGGCCAGCCCTGCGGAGACCGCCACTGCCGGCACTGCTGGAACGCCCGCCTCGCCGATCAGGAGAACAGCGCATGACCACCGACATGTGGGAAACCCCCGTCGACGACCAGTCCACCCGCGCCAACCCGGCCGCCGCCGCGGAACGAATCATCGCCGCTTCCGCGATGGCCCGCCCGGACCTGATCGACGAGCTGGCCGCCGAGTTCGACCCCGCCGACATTCAGGACGACCGGCTCCGCTGGGTATGGCACGCCGTCGACGAGATCCGGCAGAACCTCACCCAGGGCGAGATCCGGTGGGAGGCCGTCGACCGCCAGCTGCAAGCGTGGAAGGCGAACGGCTACATGCCGATCGCACCGCTCGACACCATCGCCCTGTCCGTCCTGTACGACGAGGCCGAGACCAGCTACTCCGGTGCCGCGTACTGGGCGAAGACCGTCACGACCGAGTCGGTCCGCCGCCGCTACACCGGGCTCGGCGCCGACATCAGCCTCCGCGGCCGGTCCGCCGGCTTCGACGCCGAGACCGACATCGCCGCCGCACAAGACGCCCTCGACGGCCTTGCCCGCAACGAGAAGACCGACAAGACCAAGCTCGTCAGCGAGATCATCGGCGCCGCCCTCGAACGAGCCGTCACCAAACCGTCGAACGAGGACCGGGTCCCCACCGGATTCGTGGACCTCGACGTCATGTTCAGCGGCGGGTTCGCCCCCGGCCAGATGGTCGTTGTCGCCGCCCGGCCCGGCATCGGCAAGACCACCCTCGGCCTCGGGCTCGCAAGGGCCGCCGCAATCAAAAACGGGCTGCCCGTCCTCGTTGAATCCCTCGAAATGGGCGAAGAGGAACTCACCAACAGCATCCTCTCCGCCGAAGCCCGCATCGGCCTCCACCACATCAAGCAAGGCACCACCGATGACGCCGGTGTCGTCCGCGGCGCCCGCGCCATCGAGAAGATGAACGCAGCGCCGCTGTACCTCAGCGACGAATCCGACCTCAGCCTCCCCATGCTCCGCGGCAAGGTCCGACACCTCGTGCGGACCGCCGGGCTCCGCATGGTCGTCATCGACTACATCCAGCTCATGCAGGCCCCCAAGGCCGAGACCCGGCAGGCCGAAGTCGCGAAGCTCAGCCGCGGGCTAAAGCTCATGGCCAAAGAGTTCGGGATCACCGTCGTCGTCCTCGCCCAGCTCAACCGTGGCCCCGAACAGCGCACCGACAAGAAGCCGATGAAGTCGGACCTCCGGGAGTCCGGGGCGATCGAGCAGGACGCCGACATCGTGATCCTCCTGCACCGAGAGGACGCCTACGACAAGGAATCCGCGCGGGCCGGTGAAGCCGACTTCATCGTCGACAAGCACCGCGGGGGGCCGACAGGCATCGTGACCACCGCCGCACAGCTGCACTATTCGCAGTTCGTCGACATGGCTGGCGTATGAGCCCCGAGATCGAGGACATCGCTGCGATGCGGGCTGACGGCGACCTCCTCGACTTCATCCGATCGCTGACCGGCCAGCCGCCGAAACAGCGAACAGCCCCGGAACCCGAGCCGGCCCCCGTCATCCCACGATCCCGGCCCGGCGCCTGGCCCGACGGAACCTCACCGCCCGGACCGCTCAAGCCCCAACCACCCGGGGCCTGGGAATTGGCGCTCGACCGGTACCGAACCGGAGCCGACCACAACGACCCGCCCTGCGAATGCGGTTGCCGAAACGGAGGACCCCCATGACGGACACCTGCCCGAACTGCACCCGCCGCGGAACCGCCCCCGTTGCCGAGCACCAGGACGGCGACCAGGTCAGCCACCTCTACCAGTGCGCCAGTTGCGGCCACATCTGGTCGACGAACCGGGACCTGCGGTTCTACGGCAAGGAGGCGGCGTGAAGCGCACGTTGAGTCCCGACCCGTCCGCCACAGCCCCTCGTTGCGCCGCCTGTAAGCGTCTCCTGCGCTCTCAGGCGTCCAGGGCCCTCGGACTTGGACCACGGTGCGCCAGGGCGCTACGCGGGCGCACAGCCACCTCCGTGGCCGTGTCTGACGTCGCGCATGTCCCCGGCCAACTGGAAATACCCCTTCCGCCCATGCAACACGAACTCACCTGGAGCACCTGATGACCGAACAGCACGAGTCCGGGGCCTACTACTGGAACGCCGACACCAACGACTGCCCCCACGGCGCCGAGCCCAACATCGAGACCGACGGTGAAGCGTGGGACCTCTGGAGCGATCGGCACCCCGTCAGTGACGACGGCCGCATCTGCCTCGATGCGCCCGCCGGCGAAGCCTGCCTGGCCTGCTCCGCCGAGGACGGCGAGATGGTTGCGTGGGATGACTGCCGGGTCCGCGAGCACGCCCGCCCGAAGCAGGGTGTCGTCCCGAACCCGGGCATCGAGCACCAGCCGGTAACGGTGTGGGTCGGCACGGTCGAGTGCCTTGAGCGCGAATGCGACGACTACTTCACCGAGGACGGTGACACCGACCCGGGCGTCGAACGCTGCTCGCACATCCGCGAAGAAGACGTCTGTTCCTGCCAGCGCCAGGACGACGGCGAGTACGGCAGCACCCCGTGTCTCGCACTCCCCAACACGGTCTGACCCCGGTACCGCTCGCCCCTGAGGAAAGCAGGGGCGAGCGACCCGGACAGCCAACCACACCCCGAGCAAGGAGAACCCCGATGACCGACCAGCCCGCCCGCAACGCCGTGTACAGCGAGCTGATGTGGCCCAAGTGGAACCCGACCTCCGAGAGCTACGGGGCGGGCGAGGAGAAGACCAATGCGCTCCTCGACGCTCACGCCGCCGAAGTCCGAGCCGCAGTTGAACCCGCGCCCGTCGACCGGCGCCGCACTACGTGGCCGGCCGCGGTCGAGCTCCAGCAGGCGGCCGACACCCTGCGTGCCGTGGCACCGCAGATCGAGGGCCGACTTGCCGGACTTGCCGACCCGGTAGCGGACTGGCTCGACGAGACCGCCAACGCACTGTCCTGCCTGGCCCCGTACCGCGACAACGAGCCCGGCTACGGCATGTGGGAGACCGCCGTCGCAGTGGCCCGGAAGATCCTCGGCACCGTCGAACAGCAGTCCGCCGCCGACGGGGCGCAGCAGCCCGACACCGAGATGCAACCCGCCACTGTGATGGCCGCCGCCAACTGCCCATACGGCGAAGGCCCGGGTGATGGCTCCGGATGCATCAAACCTGCCGGGCACGACGGCGACCACGTCGTCACCTCCGGCGTGGAGGTGGTCTCGTGCAGTCGAGCGGCACTTCGTCAGTCGCACATTCCGCACGCGTGGTGGCCCCAGCCCGGCATGACCACCGTCCACTGCCCCGGGGTCGCCCCTGCCGCCACCGAGGAGCAGACCCGATGACCACCACGTCCCTTCCGATCCCGGTCGTCGTCACCCGGCATCAGTGCCCGCACTGCCGGCGCACCTGGTCGAAGCCGGCCGCGGCGACCGCGCACATCGGGCGGTGCTGGAAGAACCCGGCCGCCTCCGGGTGCAAGACCTGCGTGCACTTCGACCAGGAACCGACGGGCGAGTCGTGCATTCCCGGCCGCCCCTGCAACTGCAACGACGGCTACGAGCAGTGCGGGGTCGGCCGCAACATCAGCGCCGGGCTGGTCATCCACTGCCCGCTCTGGGAGGCCTCCCCGTGACCGACTTCCTGCCCTCTGTCGCTGCTGCCGCCTGGATTTTCGTCTGGACCGCGATGCTCACCGGCCACACCCTGCACCCACCCCGCTGGAAGAGGACCCGATGACCGATCTGCCCGACGTTTCCGTCCAGGTCACCCGGTACGAGGTGTCGCTGCTCCCCGAGGGCGACGTCAACCGGCACGTCTTCACCATCGACGTCGAATACCGAGGCGCCGACCGGTGGGCCGTCACCCGTCACGGCTCCTGCCTTGGGTCCGACGGGACCTGGGACTTCGGGGTGAAGCAGTACGACCGCGGCGACGACTGGCTTGCCGCCCACCGCTTCGACCTGGACACCGCGCTCCGGCTCGCCCGCGACGCCGCCCCGCACGTCGTCGTCAACGGGCACACCGCCACCGACGCCTACCGCCGCACCCACCCCGAGGAGACGGCCCGATGACCGACACCACACCCGCCGACGAATTCCGGGCCGCTGCCTTCCAGTTGCGGAACCCGTTCCACCTCCCCGGCCTGAAGGTCGTCGTCGACAGCGACCTCGTGGAGCCGCTCGCCGACTGGCTGGACGCGGCAGCCAAGTCCTACGACGCCACCGTGATCGGCGCCGCCAGCGTCTGGCGCCGGTCGGACGAGGTCGAAGAGCGTGACGCCTGGGTGGCCAAGCAGACCGACCGCCACGCCCTCGCACTGGCCCGGCAGATCAACGGGACCGCGCCGTGACCGACCAGGAACCCCTGTGGACGGACGACGAACTCGCCTACACCACCCGCCGTACCCGCATACCCGCCGACCACAGCCGGCCCGCCAACCGGCGCACCCGCGCCACCGACTACGACGCCAACCGTCGGCCCATCGAAGACGTACCCACCGGGAGGTACCTGTGACCGCACCGAGCAGCAGTCCCCGGGGTGAGCGAGCCGGCCGCTCCGGGGTCCAGTGGGAGACCGAACTTCGCACCACCGGCGAGCAGGTCATACCCGACGACGCACCCACACCCCAGCCCAACCGAGCCAGCCGACGAGCAGCACGACGGAGGACGAAGTGACCACCCGCATCGCCTCGGACGTTGCCGAGGCCCGTCTTAACCACCTCATCGACCGCGCCCGACGCGGCGCGCTCCTCCCCGCCGAGGCCGACCAGTTCACCACCGGACTCCGCGACCTCGTCCGGCGGCTGGAGGACACCGAGGACGACCTGCGCCGCGTGCAGCAAAAGGCCTGCAGCGCCGCCGAAGCCCTGCGGCTCAACTCCCGGCGGCTGGATGCCGTCCTCGCCGACCGGGAGAACGAGCGGGCAGCGCGGGCCGCAGAGGAGAAGTTGCACAAGGCACTGAAGCGGGCACACGTCGCAGCGGCCGAACAGGGAGGCAAGGACCAAGCCGCCATCGAACGCGTGCGGGCCACGTGCAGCCAGCTGCGGGCCGCCGCAGTCCTTGCCGATGGCGAGCCCCACACCGACCGTGAACGCGGCATCACCGCGGCCGTCACCCGCGTCCTCGACGCCCTCGATGAGCAGCGGCCCACCACGTCGTGCGGCCACTGCGACCACCCAGCCGACTGGCACGACTTGCACGAAGGCTGCGTAGGGCCCAACGGGATCGGGGGCCTCGGCTCCGGCGACTGCACCTGCACACGCAGCCCCGACCAGATGCAGCAGCCCACCGCCTGACCCACAGCACGACAGCGGCCCCCACCCAACCGGGTAGGGGCCGCATTCGTGTGTGTGCTCACCGTGGATACGTATCCGGGTACTTCGCCCGCAGAGTGTCGAGCGTGGTGCTCTCCCACTGCACCTTGAGCCGGTCACCGGCAAGTGGGAACCACGGGCAGAAAACCCCGTCCCACTGCTCGGTGAAGTGCTCCGCCCCGTACTCGCCGTCGAAGCTGGGCTGGCCGCAACTGCCGCACACGTACACAGTCCCGGTGTGGTCTCGAATGGACGTCATGCTGCATCAACAGCAATTGGCCACAAGGAGTCACGAAGCCCCCGACCAGCTCGGTCGGGGGCTTTGTTGCGCGTCCAGGGTCAGTGGGGGAGCGCCTCGTCGAGGTACTCCTGCACCCGCGGGTATAGCCCGTAGGGCACGTAGTCGGGGATCTGACTGTGGCTGATCCAGGCCACCTCGGCAATCTCGTCCGGGTCGCCGATGCCCGCTTCGCCGGTGATCGGCTCGCACGCCACATACGTCATGTGGACGCGAGTGTCCGGGTGGACCCGCTCGCCCAGAACCCGCACGGCCTTGACCTCCAGCGTTACCTCTTCGGCCGTCTCCCGGACCGCGGCCTGCTCCGGGGACTCCCCGGCCTCGATGCCGCCGCCAGGGAACGCCCACCGAAGCCGGCCCTCCCGCTCACGCCGCCTGATCATCAAGACCCGCCCGGCATCCACGATGATCGCCGTAGACACGGGGGGCTGGGTGTCGGTCTTCTCGGTCACGCGGCCTCCAGGGCGCTCAAGATCGGCTCGAAGATTCGTTCTGCGGGAATGAAGCGGGTCAAGGCGGCGACGGGCACCCAGGCAACGTCGACGTTCTCTTGCGGATCACGGTTCGCCACCTCGCCCGTCAGGTACTCGCAGAGGTAGTACGCGGCAAGGACATCAGTCGACGGGTGCAGTCGGCCACCGAGATGCTGGCGGACTGCGCAGTGGACCCCGGTCTCGGCCAGCGTCTCCTGTACGGCCACGGCTTCCGGGTTGCCGCCCGGCTTGACCATTCCGGCCGGGAACTGCCAGGAGAGGTCCGCGTCCCCGCGGCGGCACACGAGGAGCACCTCGTCGCCCCGGAGGACCACGGCGATCGCGATCCGTAGCGCCTGGGCCCGCGACTCCGCCGGCTCGAATGATGCTGGCCGGAGCAGGCGGCTGAATCTTGTCTGCACGTACTCGGATGCTCCCTCGTAGGTGGTGTCGAGGGCCTGCTGCATCTCGGGACGCGGGACAAGGCTTGGGCTGCGATGCCACCCGGCGACCGTGCGCGGCGCGACTCCGAGACGCTCGGCAAAGCTCTCGTTCGTCTCGCGGAGCGCGGCCTGTAAAGCGCAAGCTGCGCGGCCGGTCCACGTGGTTACAACGATCACTATCCGGCTCCCGGAGTCGTGGCGCTCGGGTACTGCATCACAACTGCACTGCTACTGCACGGCGGGCGGATCCGCTGCACTGCCACCGCATCGTGGGCTCATGGTTCGGTAAGCCGGTCGCGGCTTCACTCGAAGACATGACGACGCGTTCATCGCCCAGTGGCCAGCTGCTCCGCACGGGAGCCGCTCACGCCGATCATTCTGCCGACCTCTGCCCAAGTCCTGTCGGCCTTGAGGGACTTGACGGTCCGTTGCTGGATGAGCCGGAGTTCGCGGTCTCCGTCGGCGATTTGGCCTCGGATTTCGCGTGCGGCGTTGTAGCGCTCGACCGGGTCGGCGATGGCGGCCACGTGTTCGGTGGCGGTCTCGATGGTGGTGGTGAGCGCGTCCGTCATGTGTTCAGAGTAGGCGCGAAGCGGGACATCTTCAAGGTGCCCTTGACATGTCGCCCAGACGCCTTCAAGATGGGGTTGAAGCCGAACGGGACTCCACCCCAAAAGGCCTCAACCGCCGACTCCACCGGCACCTCACAAATGAAAACGGCCCCAGCTCAGCGACTCCACCGCTGGCCAGGGCCTGACCACCAGGATCTTTGAGAGGACCCCTGATGGCTTCCGTACAGCTTACGTCGGCACCCGCAAGCGCCGACCACCCGGTATCCCTGCCGTCGCCCCGCGAGATGTCGCCGGCCGACGTCGCCGCCCACCAGGCCGCGTCCTACGTCCGCCCGGCCCGCAACACCGGCACCGATCGTGCCGCGGTTCGCTTCAGGATCTGCCGGGACACCATCGCCGAGCTGTCCGCCAAGGACGCCCGTGCGATGACGCCGGCCGACTTCGACCGCCTCGCACAGGCCCAGGCCGAGCTCGCCGAGATCACGGCAACGCTCGTCCCGGTCGACTCCGACCCCGACGCCGACGAGGCGCTCCGCCGGGTCCGCGGCGGCCAGGCCCGTACCCGCCGCACCCTCGCGTCCGCCGGGAGCTGGTGACCATGTTCGGCTCCGCAGACCTCTGCCCCGCCGACTTGGCGACGCGCCGCAGGATCAGCCGCATCAAGGCGGCGGCCAAGCAGATCGAGAAGGCCCGCGCCCAGCGTGAGGCACTCGAAGCAGCCCGCCGCTAACCCCACAGACCGCCGCGGTCGCGGGGAGCCCACATCCCCCGAGGCCACCCGCGACCGCGGTACTCCACTCCTTCTCGTCACCATCTGATCGGACACCCATGCGTAAGTCCCTGCTCGTCGCCATAGTCGCTGCCGCCGCCATCGGCCTCACCGCCTGCGGCACCCCGGCCCACAAGCCGG